ATCTGAATCTAAAACTGTAACACAACTTCCAACTCCAACGTTATTTTGGATTGTGTTGTAAAGATTAGAAGAAACTACAACTTGATCACCTATTGCAACTGCTCCATTTCCTGTGTTAGCTCCTCTCCCAATTATTACGCAAGATTCTCTACCGATTGCGATTGAAATATTTTGTGTAGAAGAAGCTGCCTGCCCAATTACTATAGATCTTGATCCAGTAGTCTGTGCAGAATTACCAATGACAACTGAGTTGCAAGCCCCGGTACCTCCGTTAGAAGAGTTGCCTAAGACTATGGTGCCGGTTGCTCCTTCGAAGATTGTGTTGCAACTTCCTATTGCAATTGATCCCAAATTTAAAGCCTGTGAACAAAGTCCGATTGCAACTGCTCCTATTCCCGTTGCATTATTATCTTTTCCTATAGAAACTGCCCCTGCGCAAGTTGCTGGAGATTGAGATCCAATACCAACTGCTCCATTTCCGTTTGCATTAGAAGAATATCCCATTGCAATCGAATACCCAGTAGAAGAAATATTGTAACCTAAAGCTATAGAAAGTTCACTGTTTGAAAGTGCTCCCGCCCCGATTGCTATAGCAAGGTTTGCCCCATCTGCTGTGCAAGTATTAGATCCGATTGCGATCGATTTAAATCTTCCGGTTCTTGTGTTCTCTCCAATTGCAACAGAACCACACCCAGAACCTCCGTAAGTTGTTGCATTTGTTCCGATTGCTATGTTGTTATCTCCTTCTCCATTAAGAGTGCATACCTTAGCTCCTTTACCTATAACAATATTACCTACCATTAAACAGTTAGGATCGCTGTAATGTTTTATAAAAGAATTTGATCCCAATAAAATTGAATCTGAATGCAAAGTAGAACTTAGTCCCTGGTTATTTCCTAGAATAACTGAGTTGCATGCTCCAGTACCTCCGACAGAAGAGTTGCCTAAGACTATGGTGCCGGTTGCTCCTTCGAAGATAGTATTATAAGTTCCAAAAGCCTGAGTTTGACTTTCTTTAATACAGTTATAGGAACCAATTGCAGTGTAATCGTCATCAGCTCCGTTATTTTGGTTTGATCTTCCAATTAGAATAGATCTATTTCCACCTTGGTTTCCGTTGCTTTGCCCGATAGCAATGTGGTTTACCCCTCCTTGATTATAAGATTCTCCACCTATAATTACAGAATTATTTCCATTAGAAAAAGTGTTATTACTAGTTGCAATTACAACGTTAGTTGAACCATTACCAAGCCCACTATTATCAGCGGTACTTACTAAAAAGCTATTAGGACTATTATAATTAAATCCATTTGGACGCGTGCTGAATACAATGGAGCAACTATGATTTCCGATATTACAAATACCTGTTCCTAAAAGAATATTATAATTCCCCGCACATGCAGTAGCTCCAATTGCAGTAGAAACTAAGTTGTTGGTTTCCTCAACAATAATTGGAGAAGCTACTGCTTGACCTGCTGGTCCAGTTGCTCCATTAATTCCCGAAGTTCCCGAAGTTCCGTTTACACCAGATGTTCCCGATGTGCCATCTGTTCCCGAAGTTCCGTTTACACCAGATGTACCCGATGTGCCGTCCGTTCCCGATGTTCCGTTAATTCCCGAAGTACCAGAAGTTCCTGCAATTGCAAGTTCGTCCCAGTTTGGATTTATATCTGGTGGATTTTGTCCAGATGGGATAGTCGTTGTTGCAATCCAAGATGATCCGTTATAGTAAACAATATCATTTTCAAAGTAAGTTAAATTGCTTTGCCATCCACCCTGCCAGTTTAGACCTAAGCCAGATGTTCCCGAAGTGCCCGAAGTTCCTGCTGTTCCAGAAATTCCACTTGTGCCGGAAGTTCCCGAGGTGCCAGAAGTTCCTGCGGTTCCCCCGCCTTCTCCAAGAACTGTGACAGTTCCCGTTGGGTCGATAGTTGCTAGTTTATTTTGGGCGTTAACGAAGACTGTCGTATACGGTGCTGCCGGGGTTGCAGGAGTAGTTGCGGTTAGAGAAATATCTATTACTCCGCCAGTTGCTCCTAATTTTAATTTTGCTAATGACATTATGCTGGTTGTTTTATGTAAAGTTGTGAGTTATCTGTGATGTATAAAGTTCCATCTACGTCCACATACAGCGGATTACAGTTGGAAATCTCGTCGCCCTGCACCAAATAAACTGAATTAAAGTAGTCGATGATACAAGTTGGATTGTCTGTATAGTAAATAACGTTTGCTAGGTCGTTATTGGTGTCTGTGTAAACCGTGTAGACAATTTCTGGTGGGGTGTAGGTGTCCAGATACATTTGCCCTGCATCTATGACATCTCCCTGTGCAGGATCTAAAGTCGGGGTAAAAGAATTCCAAACCTTGTAGGTCCAGTTGCCAGGAGCAAACAGCCACACCTTTGCGTTTGCAGGCTCCTCTATGTCCACAGAAGACACTTCGAAGGCAAACTTAATGTATCTAGAGTTTCTTGTTACAGTTGTCGGGATGACATAGGCCCAGTTCTTAGAATAAGTGTTCTGGAATCCCAGCAGAAAGTAATCTCCGTAGGTCACCTCTGGTGTGGAGATAGTGTCAGCATAAATGATGACTTCGTTAATCTGGTTTGCTTGGAGATTTAGCATGCTTACTTATAAGTATAAAAATGTTCTAAACTGACATAATCTCCACAACAAAGCCCGAGAAAAACCCGGGCTTCGTCTAGGAAAATTGGATTCGTCCTTTTTGTGTGTGAGGACGTGGAATTTAATTAAGCATCTACGAAGGTGGTGCCAGTCAAAGCTGCCAAGTCAGAAACTTGGAAAGTCATTTGTGGTTCCATACCTTGAAGAACGAAGGAATACTGGGTGGCATCGCCAGGAGCAGTTCCAGTTACAGTAGTTCCAGAAGAAACTACGCAACCTCTAGTTGCTCCAACTAGCCAATAAAGACCGTTGTTGTCTTCGAATACAACACGAGAAGCTCTGTTGTAAGTTAACAATTGGATTTGTTGTCTCTTTGCAGAAGACAAATGTTGAACTGGAATGGTTACTTCTTGTTGGAAGAAAGCCGTACCGTTTGTATTAGAGATGGTGAAGGTTTCAGTGAAGGAAGCAACATCTTTTGCTACTTGCACCTGGTAAAATGTTCCAGTTGCTCCAGCAAGTGAGGTAATTCCAGCGGTTGCACCTGCAGTAATAGTACCAGGTGTAAAGTCAGAAGAAACCCAAAGTGTTTTTATTCCCCCAATGGCATCCAAACAATCCAGGGCAATCGCCGCGCTGAGGTTACAATTTGTAGACATAGGTGTTTTTTATTTATTTTAAAATTGTTTTTAAATTAAAAATGTAAAAAAGTTAAGGCGATTTAGGTTTAATTAAACCGCCTAACTTGTTCATTTTTAATTAGATAGTAGATACGGCTTGACTGGTATAGATAGAAGTTCCCATTCTAAATTTCCCCATCAGATTTACGATATCTTGACTTGGATCGTAGTACATTTTGAAGGAATCCATATCATCAAGCAGACCTGTACCGAAGTAAACATACTTTTTCGGTGCAAGGATGATGTGGGTGTCTACGTTAATTCCACCGCATGCGCTGATTTGAACGTTAGTTCCAGGCCATGTGAAGAATGATGGAGAATCTCCAGTTGTGTTAGAAATGTTAGGGTACTGGGTGATTAACGCATTACCTTGAGCCATTAAAGATTGAACTGCGATCTGGTAGTTGGTGTACGACATGTACATGATCAAATCGTTTTCTTGCTTAAGAGCGTTAGACAATTTGTTGATGATTCCCCAGATAGTAGCAAATGCAGATCCAACTGCTAGAGGTACAGTGATACCTGCGCCTGTTCCAGAAATACATCCGTTAGCTACAGTTGCCTGAGCCAAAAGACCATCTAGGTTAGACCCGTCACCCTGCCAGATTGTGTTTTCCACGTACTGTTGGATGTTAGCAATTTTGTTGTTAGCAATTTGAGCTTCGAAAGGAACTGACTCAAGATAAGCCCCGGGGCTAAGCTGAGAAGATAACCAAAAATCGTATAAGTCGCTCGGGCAGAGTTGTTCCTTCAACATTTTCGACTGAACTACAAGGTTCAATTGAGTGAATACGGTAGAGTTACCGGTTGCTCCACCTGGTCCAACTGTTGATGCGTTGAATCCGCAAGTTGTGTCTAGGATGTAAGCGTTAGAATTAAGCAAGTTGATTGCAGATGATCCAGCAGTTTTACCTGCAAGAACTGTCAAAAAACTTACTGAGTATGGCTTCAACAGCGCTTTGCTGATAAGTTCAGTACTCAATTGGTCGGTGTAGGCTGATAAGCCGGCTAATGAAAATGACATAGTTTTAGTTTATTATTTTATTTTGTTAGAATTTTCTTGTTTTTGCAAGTTCAGCTCTTAGTGTGTTAAGGCCTTCTATTCTTGCGTCTACAGCATCTACTGGAGTTGCTGGTTCGTTGTTGAATGTAGAAATTTTAGTTGCTGCTGGAGTCTTAGACATCTTTTCCATTTTAGCTCTGAAAGCTGTCATTTCTTCTTTGATGCTACCAACTTCTTTAGCCACTTCTTCTACCGCCATCATAATTTTCTCCATTGCTTGTGCAACTTTGTCTTCCTCTGCTGCTGCTGGTTCTTCAGCTGCTGCTGGTTCTTCTTTAGCTGGTTCTTCAGCTGCTGCTGCAACTTCTTCTGCAACTTCGCCTACTTCTTCTTCTGGAGCTTCAACTTGTGTGATCGTGCCTTCCGCATCGACATAAACTTCCGTGCCGTCTTCTAGTTCGTGGATACCTTCAGGTGCTGGTGCTTTGGTGCCATCTTCTGCTACTACGTAGATTTTAGATCCTGGCTCCAAAGTCTCCGCAGAAACTTTAGTTACCCCATCCTTTAGAACTGCATCAACAAGCTTAACGTCCATTCCAAGAGCGATCTTGATTGCGTTTAATTTGTTTAGATAATAATTGTTCATAGATTTTATTTGTTTATTTTATAGGTTAAACACAGTTAAGTATATTAGAAATCCAAGATGGCATTTCTCTTACACAGATTTTAGAATTTTCATGACACGGTCGTACAGTTGTCTATCTTTTTTGTAAGATTCATAATCTTTTTCTGACATAAAAGAACCTTCGATACTGAAACCGTTGAGTTTACCAGCTTTAATTGCCTTCCAAACCATTGGATCTACAACTCTCATCTTGATCATCCAGGTGCCGACTGGAACGTCAAAACCATACATAGAGTTGGCCTTGTCTTCTGCATTTTCTACCAACCATGTTTCCATGACGTAGGAACCTGCATCTGAACCTGCTTCGTGCTGCACATTGGTGTCGTGATTACGTAGTTCACGCATAAACTTCTCTGCAATTCTCTTCACAACATCTTGGGAGAAAGAAACCCAATAAGGTTCGCCCGTCTCTTCGTCTTTACGAACTATTTCCATGTCAGGAATCATTGCTGGTCCAACAACAATCTGTTGGTCTTCAGATGTAAAGATTTGTTTCTTCATTTCCAGGGGACGTTGGGTATGATACCCCAGATAAACTGTGTTTGCTGCAGCTGAAACTGGCTGTCCGTCTACCTTTACCTCTTGGGGAACAACGTTATCTACTGTGTTGTACCAGTATTTCACATCGTATCCACCTGTATTCTTTAGTTCTACTGTTAAACCGTGCTTAGGGGTGTCCTGGCCAGCTACAATAGTTAGCACATGCCCCCTTGCAATTGTGACAGAAGGGTCGGTAGACACTGGAGATGCACTTAATTCTGGCAATTCTGAGGTTAAAGCAGGGTAGTCTGCCATGGTTAGAGTGTGTCCATCTTCAGAAAGATCAGAAGCAATCTCAGAAAGTCTGTGTAAATCCACGTCATTCTTGATGTCTTCCTTGGCAAGTTCCATTAATCTAATGAAAAGTGGCACATCTAAGGTGATTGTATCAACTAAATTCTCGAATTTCTCCTTCTTTTTCTTACCTGTTTGGTCGGTATAAGCTGGTAAATCTAGAACATAGTCAAAATCTTCGCCTCTTATTTCCCTTAATTTGTTGTGTGCCCAGCGAATGCCAGCGTCTCCGCCCCAAGCATCCCACATAAGTTTGCCACAACCTTCTGAATATGGAGTGTCAGAATTTTGTCTGTGTCTTTCAAAAGCAGACATGCGGGCAATTGTATCTTCGGAAATTGGTTCACGATTAGCAAGTTGGTTAGCACGTGCTTTACCTGCTCCCATTCCGCAGTCTCCCCAGCCATTTTTGTCTGCCCATTCAAGAGCACGTTTGGCGTTGTTGACTGCACCTTCTGGGTAGTCTGTATAAGTTTCAGCAGCTAAAAAGAATTTAACCCCGTTAGCCCCGAGTTGCTTGACAACATCCGAGTTGTTATCTATGTGTTGGTCGATTCCTAACTCTTTAACTTTAGCAACCTTAGCCTCGTTAGACCCTGTAGCAAATACACGACTTGTAGGAATATCTAACTCTTTAGCACGGGCAAGCATACCTTTAGATATCTTGTTACGTGCAGAAATAATGTAGAGAGTATCTCCTGCTTCTTTATTCTTCATTGCAACTCTAAGACCATCTCCGGTAGACAAAGTGTCGTCGTAATCAAAAGAAACTTTAGAGTAACCATAAGAAACTCCCATTTCTGGGAAAGCATCTAAGTCCAAGGGTAGATCTTTTGCATTCTTAACTGGAATACAGTTGGGTGTGCCATCGTCTTTTAGTCCGTATGGCTCGTAGCCTGCCCAGCAAGGATTAGGTTCTATGTTAAACTTAGCAGCATGATTTTGCCATACTGAATAGCAGATAGCTGCTGCTTGGTCTGTATCTTTTCCTTCGTTGACATTGTAGGCTATGCAGCGTGGGATAAAATCGGTTTCGCGTTCTCCTGAATTTGGTTCTACAAACTCTTGACGCTTGAACGCCATCCAATCTCTATCGATTGCTGGCACGTCGACCAGAGAAATCTTAGAAACACCAGATTCTTCTACGTCGTCTATGATTTCTAGGGGAATAACTTTTCTTTCCATATAAGTATAAGTATATTTTTATTACAATCTGGCAAGAGCAGATAATTTTGCATCTGCCTCTTGTTGTGAAGACATTTCTGAAGCTACAACGTAGGTCTTAATGATTGGCTGCTGTGAATTTGAAGACATTTCTGGGGCAGGTGTATTTCCAGCTGCATTGATTTGATTCAATAGTGGCATGAAATCCATGGTTGCTCTGCGGTTAACTACAAATTCCCCGCCTTCTAGTTCTCCCATAGAAGTTCTAATTCCTCCTAGATCGTGAGAAGGTCCACCGAGTAGTCCACCTTCAGCATAAGCCGAACCCGTTGCCTTTTTAGCTGCACCCCCACCAGACTTAGGCTGGTATTGGGTAGAAGCAATCTTAGCAATGTTAACTGCGGTTGCTATTCCAGCTACAACCAGTGCGGCTGTCATTGCAAAACCTCCATCAAACTTTGGATACTGAGCGATGATAGACGTCACAGATTTAGCAGCATCTATAACTGCAAGTGCATACTGTAGTTTCTTCTGCTTTTCGAAACTCTCCTTAGCTATCTTTTCTCTTTCTGCCTCGGATAAATTCTGGTTGGCAAGTTTAGCATCTGTAGTTGCCTGGTCTAAATCAAGTAGACCCTGTGCGAGAGAAGCAGCAATTTCATAACCTGCATTTAGATTGGCAATAGTTTCATCCCGATCTTTATCCTTAATCTCTTTCTTCTTGTTGTATAAATCTAATTCTAACTTGTAGTATTCTTCGTTATTCTTTTCGGTTGCATCTAATTTCTTTTGGATTTCGTCCAGTTCTAACTGGTCGTTTTGCTTTCTAAATTCTTTATCTGACAGATCTTTTTGAATTAGTAGAGCTTTTTCTTGGTCGTATCCCTTTGAAATTGCATCTATCTTGTCTTTGTAAGCCTTGTCTGCATCTGCTTTAGCCTTATCTTCTGCTGCCTTCTTGTCTGCTACAACCTTTTCGTTGTAGGCTTTCTCCTGTTCTGCTAGGAGTTCTAACTTCTGGGCTTCCAACTTCGCAATCATGTCTGCGTTGCCAGCAGCCTTTTCAATCAACTTGTTGTAGTTGTCTGTGGTCTGTTGCTGCTGCTGGGCAAACTTCTCTGCATCTGTGTTGATAAGTGCATCTGCTAACTCTTTTTGCAGTGCCTTTTCTTTGTCTGCAGAATCTTGGGTAATCTTAGCAAGTGCAAGAGCATATGTTTTATCTGCTTCTAACTTTAACTTTTTCTTTTCATCAGCAGTGTATTTGCCCCTACTGATTTCACGTTTGGTATTTTGTAGGTCTAGTTCTGCAGCTTTTCTATCTCTGTCTTCCTGGTCCTTAATAGAAGCCAACAGATTCTTCTGTTCTGCAGCTCTAATTTTATCCTGTGCAGCCTGTCTTTCTTCTGCGTATGCCTTAGCCTGTGCAGCAACCTCTTTGTCCTTAGCCTCTTGTTCAGACTTTAACTTCTTTTCTTCTTTGTTAAAACCTCTTCTTTTAGCAGCAAGATCCTGTTCTGTCTGTAGCAACTTAATGGTAGCAGCATCTATTGCATCTAGATTTTCTTTAGAATCCCCATCTTGCCTTTGCTTTTCTTTTGCTGCATCTAACCTTTTTTTAGCAAGATCTACTTCTTGTTGGGACAAAGCAGTTTCTGAAGCCTTAATTTCATCTAGAGCTTTCTTTCTATCTGCATAAGTTGCATTGGTATCAGACAAAAGTTCTTTCGCTTCTGCAAGTTGTTTGTTCTGTCTTGCTCTTGCTACTTCTAAGTCCCCTTCAGCTTCGTCTATTTCATTTAGGGTCTGGGCTAGTTGCATACCATCTTTAGCAGACTGGGCAAAACCTAGTCCAAGTGCATCAGCAACGCTAAGCACACCCTCCATAGCTTTAACTAGACCTTCTGCAAGGATAGCAGCAAGTTCACCGATTGCCTTGGTGATGGGTTTAATAATCCCCCCGAGTGCACCAAAGATTTTATTTAGGGCAAATGTTCCCTTTTCAGTAGAGTTAATCGCTTTGTTAACTGCTGCAAAGATTGCAACCAAAGCTGTAATCACTGCCCCAATTGGGTTCATGACAAAGCCAAGAGCAGCTTTAGATAAGCCCTGGAATCCTGAAATTGCCCCGCCGATTGGTCCTGGGATAGTGCTCAGAGACGAACCAATATTCTTTAGTCCATCTATGGCACCCTTAGGTTTTAGCCCATCGATACCTTCTTTCTGTAGAACTCCAAGAGAGGTCTTAGCTTTGTTAGACTCTTGGACAAGTTTACTGAAATCAGGATCATTGATGTCAGAGTTTTTAATCTGTTCATCTAAGGCAGCTATCTGGTCTTGGATTCCTTTAATGGATCTTGCTGCCGGTTCCCCGTTTATTTTTAGAATAAATTCTTTAGCCATTGTTGTTGTTTTTGTTTAGATGTTCCATATTGTTGTTGATAGATTCCAAAGGTCTGCATCGTTATCCCAGTAGATACCAGTTGGACCAGTACCAGATAGGAAAGATATAATTTGGTAATCTGCTGCTGTTAGCCCCGTTGGGTAAGCTGCTGTGATTCCCCCGATGTACGATCCTGCATAAGAAGCCGAGGCTACAATTGACCCATTTTCTTTTAGGTATAAGTATTCCCCTTCTACGAATGCATAAGGTCCTGCGTTGGTCCAAGTTAACTCGGCTTGCACACCCCAATCGTAAGGCACTTGGATAAAGATACCTGTTACACCTTCGTTGCCTACAGTGTTAAAGTATTGGATTGGCAGGTAAACCCCTGTTGGTCCTCCACTTGCACCTGAGATTTTTAGGGATGTTTGTTGATCTGGAAAACCTTCTGCTTCGAAATCTATAAATATTTGTGGACCTAGAATTACTGGACCTAATGGATCACAGTTGCCTAGGGGTTGACCTGTCCAGCCAGCTGGTAGGGGTAAAGGATTTGGCCAGAACAAACAAATCTGTGCACAGGTAAGAGGCAGAACCCTAATTGTCTGGTTGTTGCCGTTGCAATCCACGTACGTGTAAACCTCTTGTTCGAATTCAAAGTTGTTGTTGTTGCAGATTGCTACAGTTTTACAGGATGATCCAGGGATCGGTGCAGCAGTTGCTCCTTGACCAATTCTAGGAATAGACAAGGATGGAACTTTGATTAGTTCTGCATCCACCAAAGCACAATCTCCTACTGGATAGTTGGAAATTTTATTGACAAACCACCAAGCATCTTTAATCCAGTACTTAGTGTTAAATCTTAACTGGGTGATTTGTAATGGGTTAAGACGAAGTCTTGCAGTCTTTTTACGGTTGTATGGATCGTACAGCCAACCGATGTAATCTTCCCAGTAGTCTGTGTAGATGTCTACTCCAGTTCTGCCAATGTAAGTGGAGAGCGGAGACCATAGGGGTGCTTTAGATTGAAAGCTTAGATCAAAAGTAAATACGTCCGGTGGTGGGAAAGTTTCATACTGGGAAACTAATGGGTATTGGTTCTGTGCAAACCCAGTTGCACCAAGATACACAGATTCGTTTAGGTACCAGGTTGCTGGTGTAGGCTGCAAGCCGTTGTAAAATAGAATTCTAGGCTTTGGCTGGATAGGCTGAACTTTAGCAGACTTGTTTTCGTTTGGATCCCCTGGGAGTAGTTTAGCCACAGATGGAATAACCCAATCAGGGAAAGCTCCATTTTTAACTGGAATAGATTCTAACGGTGTTGGTGAAAAAGGTAGTTTGATTTCGTCTGTGCCTTTTATCAAATTAATCCCAGATTCAAACTGACGGTACATGTAATTTACCTTGTACTGCTCTTGATAGATTGTATTCTGAAAATCAGAATCGTTTGTTCCTGTAAATTCTACTGCCCTTGATTGGTCTAAGAAAGGTGCTTCTTGCGGAGAATCAAAACTGCCATCAAGAAATTGGGTCCAATCGTCTTTGCCTCCCTTCTGGATCCAATCGATCCATGGGGTAATAGTAAAGGATTTGTTCTGATCTCGCCCAGGTTCAAAGACTAAATTAAACATCTTAACTATGCCCTTGATAAAATCAATCTTTTTAGTTGTGCCCTGCGGTGGAAAGAAGCCAGAAACTATGACATACGACGGTGCAACTAAACATTCAAAGACTGTATTGTAGCAGTAGGTAGTTGGTGATGAATAGTACACATGGGAGAAGGTTGTGTACACTTTATCTCCAGGACCAAGAGTCATCGTGACGTTGTGGTTCCAAGAACCAACCCCATTGACTGGGTTAGTTTTGATTATCGGGTAGGTGTAAGTTGTCTGAGAACCATTAGCATAGTCGATAAACAAAAACACATTACCCACACCCTGTAGGGATTCTGTTGTTTTCATATTACCCTTGAATGCAAACGCGTAAGTTCCAGTTGCCCCTGCAGTATAGATAGAAGTTGTTGGATCGTAGGCTAAAACAGGATTTAGAATAACATTGGGGTATTGAATTATAACTTCTGTGTTGACTGGAATAGAAAATTGGTTGCCCGCTGCTTCGAATCTAGCAAACACTGCTGGCTGTTCTGTTCTTGCTACAGAATCAGAAACAAAGTACAAAGTTTTAAATCTATCTGAATTTAAAAAGTCTGAGGTGTAAGTGTAGCCTGCATCTTCGAAAATCTTATCCCATAGCCACTTTGTTCTAACTGCAGGTTTCATCTGTTGCAACCTAAGTGCACCTGTTATCCCGTTGGTAAAAGATCCACCCAAATCTGTTCCCGTAGAACCTCTAGGAAACCCAGAAGAGATGGTTGCATTGATTGGAAAGTTATCCGAGTTGTAGTTATACCCCCATTCTATTAAGGGATACAGCACGTTGCCGTCTTTAAAGGTTCCCCCACCAGCTGTTGCACCCCAAGATGAAATCACATTGGCATAGTTTAGCTCGTGGTCTAAATCTTTTGTGTTGATCTCGTTCATAAACCCGTTGCCCACAGATGCAGAGAAGTTAGAGGTGTCGCCCATAAAGAACACCTCGTAGGTAATCATACCTGTTCTTTCGTTGACCGTAACAGACTTAAGGTTTAAATTACCGATGGTAAACAGGGTGCCATCGTTGTTGATCCAAGCTTGGGCAACCTTAGATGCGTCAAAAGAAGATCCGTTAACGTCGTAAACGTCTTTAAAGAATTCTCCGTTTACCCCCTGACCAGGAATCGAAAAGGTCTGAGAGAAGTAGGACGAAGGGGCAAAAGCATCCAACGAAGCAACCGACAGGTTTACCTTAATTGGGGATTCATCGGACAGCTGCAGCAGAACTGTTTCGCCCGAGTTGTTGATCGCATATAGTTGTACTTTAGCCATATTAGAAACTTTGAACTACGTCTGGTTGTGATTCTGTGAAAGACACGAAGTATTGGAAAAGCTTTTCTCTTACTGTTGTGTTCACGCTGTAAGATGCATCTGTGATTGTCACCATAGTTGGTTGGGATCTTCCTGGCAGATAAACAAGCACTTGGGGAGAAGCAAACATGCCTCTGAGGAATGCAGATGTGTCGTCTGTAATCCAGTCGGTTGATGCCGTCCAAGTGTTGGTTAGATCTGCCCTGAAGATTTGTGTGCCCCAGCGTGCCGGTGAATTATCTTGGACATTGTATGAAGCTGCTGACCAGTAGCCTTGTAGCTTATACAGGGTTGCCCTATTTGCATTCTGTGTGTTCGTGTTGCGCTTGATGAACGTGTAGTAATCTCTGCCACCCAAGTTGTTCAACCAGGAGAATCTAATTGGATCAAATCCCCAACAGTTGGTATCGTTAATGGTCAGACACATTGTCTCTGATTCTGCTGTTGCACCTATTGAGCAAGATCCATAGGTGTCGTAAGGGTATAAAGTAAGACACATTTTGTCGAACGTGCTTACCTGTGTGGTGGTTATGTTCCAAGCGTTGATAACCGGGAAGCCCGCAGGTGATGGGTAGTCGTAAGGCCCAACGTAAGTCTGGTTCCACTGTCCTGAATTTTGGATCTGAAATCTTAGCCCAAGTGCATAGTACTTCTTGGTTGTTGTGCCTGCAAATGTATAGTAGATAAAAGTAGCAGGCGATTGCGTCTGGGTAAATACCCCTACCTTCTCCCAGTTTGCTCCTGCTCCTAAAGTTGCTGAAGTTGTTCCCCAGAGTTGTAATTCTGGGTAGGTTGTTCCCCAGGTGTTAGCCGACTGCAACTGTAAATCTAAAACTGATCCTGTTGCTGCCACCATTGCCTTGTAAACAATCTCGGTGGAACCTGTCGCCCCTGTGTAGGGAAGTGCAGTCAGCCAGGTGTTGTCGTCTGTTAGGATACTAACTGCTCCTGTGTAGGGGGGAACTAAGTTGGTGTCCACCGTAGATCCAAAAACCCCACCAAACCCAGAAGGTGAATAAGGTCCAAACTGCCATTGGTAGTATGGGGGATCAGTCTGTGGTGCCCAGAGATCAAACTTATCTCTGGTGATCGTTGATGTGGTTATGTCTGCTGGGTTGATCTTAAAAGAAGAAATATACCGCTGAGCTCCGGTTGGTCCGCCCGGCCAGGTGGAACAAGTTGTCCAGTTCCCGCCGTTAGCAACTGTGTTGTAGTAGATCTCCTCACCGACATACACATCTTGGTTGTACAAACTTACCACCATCGCATAAGGAACTGATGCTGGTCCAGTCGCTGCTTCGAAGTTGTAGTTCAGCCAGGAGATAGTAAAGTCTTCGTCCGAACGTATCTCTTGGCTTAGACCTGGGTACCTTGTTAGCCACTTTCCACCAGCATCTATATCGGTAGACTTGGCCATTGTATACTGCAGAACTGTTTCCCCACCAGCTGCTAGGTAGTCGTAGTACTGGATAGCCGATTGGCCCCAAGACAAAGTTACAACTGGGGTAGTTGCATTCGGAGCAGGTCTGAAGTTGCCATCTGCATATAAGCCGTAGGCTGGTTGGCCTGTAGCTCCGTTAACCCCGTTATACATTAAGATGTCTCCGTTAGCCCCGATGGAATACTCTTCACCTGCTAGAATATACACGGTGCCACACAAACCTTCTCCATTAGTAAACGGGACATTAGACAACATCGGCAGGTTAATAGTGAAATTTAGTTCTCCCTGTGCAAGAGCGTTAACGTCTATTATACCTTTGCCGTATGGGTTTGGTGGCGTCTTAAATCTGATTGCTGCCGTTGCACCCCCAACATAGACGTCGAAGACATACTTGAAGTTGTAGTTGCCCGTTGCATCAGAGTCTACCATCCAGACTAAGGGATTGTAGACGCTAGAGAATATTGGTGGGGACTGAAGAGTCTGTGTTATCATCTTAACTTAGTTAAATTTAGTTTTTGTTTTTTTATCTCGTCCTTTCTCCAAGCAAGCCAGTTAAGGGCTGCTCTAAGAGGTAGGGCTGAAGCTGCATCAAATCGGAGGGGATCTTCTCCAGAAAGGACGTTAACGAGAATCCACCAGGATCTTGCGGGAGAGACCTTTCTAGCTCCGCCAGGTCTTGGAGGAGTGTCGAGCTGTTCTTCTCCGTGCTCGAAGAGTCCAGCATATTCTTTAGAGATTGACTTGCTGACAGCAAAAAAAAAGTGTTAGCAGATTTGATAACAGATAAGGGTAGGAACTGAAACAGTTTCACCCGCTTTCTCATGCCTTCTACTGTGTACTTTTCCAGCTTGATGTAGTCCTCGTCTTCTTCTTCGATCGGGCGATACAGAATAGCTGCAATCTCTGCAAGTTTAGTTTCTGAGTTCTGCCCAGAAGCTATGACATCTAGATCTGCAAACTCTCCAAGACTAATGTCTTCGATGGAGGGCAGACCATATCTTGTTCCCATAAATTCGATCACTGGAACAATTGATGTGGTGGATTCAGAGTTGCCCAGAAGCATCTCTCTAACTTCTTCCCACAGAAAGTACCAGTCGGCAAACTTAATTTCCTTCAGAGTTTCTTTTGGGCACCCAGATAGGTACTCGACTATTTCGTACGGGGTTTCTTCCTCGGTCTCCTGCAGCATGCCCAGCACCTCTTTGTAGTTGGCAAGGGTTACATCTTTTACGACGTACTCTTGTTTGCCAATCTTAAATTCTATCTTGTTCATAAACCTAATTCTTCTTGTGTTATCTTGTCCATTTGTTCTTCTAAAATCATATCTAGTCTTACTGCATCTGTTTCAGAAATAGAAGACCAAAATCTCGGGGCGATACCTTTATCGTCTCCGTTTCTTGGGGGATTAGGGTTCCAAGGTCCTCTGTTGGCTTCGGATGTTAAGTAGTCTAGGGTTCCTAGATCTGTAAATTTTCCGTAGAACACATCTTCAAAAGAAAATCCTGGCACATTCGGTGCAGACAAAGACCAGCTAACTACAATAGACTTTCTTAGATCACCCGACTTTATGGGCGCTTGAAACTTTAGAATAGTTTCGTATTCCCTAGCAAAAGCATTGTAAGCTGGTGTGAAGTCTATGTCTGCCATTAATCGTAGATAACATCCAAGGTTAGTGTGCCACTCGGACACAGAGCGTTGTAAACTGCTGTTGGCATTTCACATCTTATTCTGCCATCTCCGTTATCAAAGTAAATCCCTTGCTCAGTCCAGCAGTAACAGAAAGTTGGGTTTGTGCAACATCCTGGGAGTGGATCTGGAGCTGGGGTATTAAACAAAGCAACCAAGTCGGTAATGTTGTATTGGTTATCACAGCTGTAGCAAGCCTTAACGTTCGTGCCGTCGCATCTATAAACTATCGAATTGTACTGTGCTGGTGAAATGAAATCTAACACTTGTGAGTAGACCGATACTGTAGTTGGCGGGGTAACTGGGAACGCGGCATTACATAAATCAAATGGGTTCTGAACCTCCACGTTAATCTCTGCTGCCCAGCCAGACAAGTTGTTGTTAAATCTCTCCATAAACGGAATCATTGTGATCGGCGTTTGGATCTTCAGTGGCACAGTCGCCCAATCAGTCATAATGAACTTGGACATAATGTCCTGCATGATCATTAGACAGTTGTTCTGGGTGTCTATGGTTAGCAGTTCGTCGTTGTCCCTGACAATGTCGGACACTATGAACGAGAAGCCTAGGATCATCTTACCGAACCTGTCCATCGAAGAAGACCTTGGCACCATGAACACTAGGGGAAAGCGGACAAAGGTGTGCTCAGCATTCTGCATGTCTAAGTCGGAAAGCTCTCCCATCTGGAATTGTTTCACGGATTCCTGAGACAAAGAGATTTCCCGAAAGATCTCGGTCACTTGTTTGTAGTTACGAACGGTTGCTGGGGTTGTCGCCATAATTGCTGTGTTTGATTATAAGTATATTTTACCACTCCTCTGCCGGAGTTTTTTTCGTTGTTCCCATGACTGCATATTTAGGTGAGTCTCCCTTGTCGTGTGACAGGGCATACCTGAAGGCATCCATGAGGTGATTGTGTGCATCTATCGGCTGGTCAGTCCCAGTCCTGTAGGCATACTGGTAGTATTCCTGGATTAGATTAGCTGACTCGGGGTGGACATGCACTTCGTACCCACGGATCTTTTGGATTCCGGCCCTTATTGAATCTGAACCTTTGGTTGCCGACCTTATGTTTCTATAGCCAAGCCTCCGAAGTTCCTCGATTGACTTGGGCTCTGCTGAGTCTGCTATGATTACCTGGTGTTTCTCTATCCCACAGGTTTGCATTAGGTCTGCTATGTCTGGGTTAGTTAGCCCTTGGTGGTGGAGAATCTCCTGCACCCACAGACGTTTGCCCCGCTTAAGCACCTTAACCATCGCTGTTGGATCCGAAGAGAACCCGAAGTCTAAGCCGTATAGCACCTCTGCATCCTGTGGGGGTTCCCAGTCGAAATGCCAAGACTTAAACACCTGCCCTTCGCCAATATCACGCCACTGACCCTCAATGTGGTGGGCAAAGTACTCGGTGTCCTGAAACTGTAGGTCTTCCCACTCTTTAATCTTAGTGGGATCCAGATTGTCTCTGTTGTCTCTGTATGTTGTGTGCAGATAGCCATGGTTCGAAGTCCACTTGGGATTGGGTCGCCCGTCCGGCAGATAGAACCTTTTAAAGATCCAGTGGGACTTAGCAGTCGGGTTAAACAACAAAAAGATCTTTCTTTCACTGCCCTTCTGTCTAAACGAATCTATCAGCTTTAGATACTCTTCTTCGCTTGGCAACTCTACTGCTTCATCGACAAGTAAATGAGTTACACGGGCAAGCCCTTTTCCTTTGGCCGAAATTGTGCCCTCTGCCAACTTCATGGCATGGGTAATAATCATGTTGCCGTTGCGTTTGTTTAGTATCTCATCCCCTTTAATTTCAAGGTAAGAGTCCAAAGACCATTGGGTAATTAAGTCGGTTATGTCCCTATAAATAGAGTTGGTCAAGGCTTTCGACGTATATCTCGAGATCACCCCCCGGAAGTAATCTTGAGACATAAGTTTGACCAGGAAGTAGGCCGCAATGTTCGTAGATTTCCCAGAACCTCTGCCCCCACTGATCACCCAGTAGGTCTTGTCCTCCCAAAATATCGGGGCATACGCTGGAAGAAATTCGAACTTGCTCATTCATCTCTTGGGGGTTGCTGGGGAATAATGATCTGCATGGGCTCCAAGTTTGTCCCATCAGCATTCTGCAACGCAGTCACAGTTAGGTCCGGGAGAAACTTAGCAGACAACTTAGTCATCACTTGCACATAGTCCTTTGGGCTTTCCTGACGCAGCCTTTCTAAGGCATCCTTGAAGTTTTCCTGCTCAGACTCTAAGATGTCTGAGAACAGTTGGCGTATCATCTGTGTGGTCTTGTTTGGATTCCCTGGAGGTCTGCCTGCAGGATTCCCAGATTGACCTGGTTGAAATAAATGTTTCTTGCTTTCCATTTGATATTATCAGTTTGCTTTACAAATTATCAAGGTTTTACTTGACATATTTCTGTGCAAGCTTAATGCAACCCTGCACAATTGACCTGCGGCAAGAAGAACAGCCTGTATCTACTCTCGGACCAAACTGGTCTTTGTGTGCCCCGTTCCAAATGCGGTAAGCTATCGCAAGCTCCTCAGGAGACCAAAGCTTCTTTGCTTCTGTGAACATTGCTAAGTTTGCTTCTAATTCTTCTTGCCAGGTCATTGTTAAAATAAGTTAGTGTGAATCTTGTCCGTCTCGTTAGAGAGCCATGCGGTTGCTAGTGCCGCCAAGCAGCTCAAGATCAATGTCGTTTTCCAGAACATCAGCTGCAGGAGCAGTTGGATCCACGTCCCCAGACATTGACTGCAGTTCCAAGGCTTCCAATTTAACCTTGCCTTTTTTATTGCCCACTGGTACGGTTGCGAGTGGAGGAGTGCTGGTATTGCTGTTGCAACTAGCACAACCTGTAGAAGTAGATTCACTAAGAGTAAAGTAGTCATTTTGTATTTCTATTTTTGAATTTGCAGGTAAACCTAGCATTCTTGCTTTCGCTTGAACATCCCAGGTAATTTTATCTTCTCTGCTGACGAAGTAAACGTCCTTTGTTTTAAATTTCCATTTAACGTGTTTCATTGTGTGTTTTGTTTTTTTATGTGCCGGTGATTCTTAACATCTCTTGGTTGTCAATATCCACCCCTGTAATAGGATTGTCCCTTACTATTTTTAGTTGTTCTTCCAGTTCGGCAATTAAACCCAAGGTGTATTCCCTACGTTGCAGAATAGCTGAGGACCTGGCCTTGGATTTTGCCTTGTGTGCTTTACGATGTTTTGAAACTCCCATTATAAATTTTTCTTTACGTGTTTACGAACTCTGTTTAACGTTAGCGATACAGATGTTCTTGGTATTCCAGTTGCCCTTGCTAACGAAGACACTGTGTGCCCATCAGCAACAAAGGTTTCAAATAGTTTGCGATCGTACCAAGGTAGTGTTTGTAGCACCTCTCTGGTCTTCTGAACAAACTCGGTTAGGTCTTCTGTGTCGTCTGCAATGTCCTCTATGTCTGCTAAGTCTACCGTCTCCCTTCTATACGTGAAAAAGAACGGTGAACTGCTAGACTTCCAAGAGTTCATGAGTATCTTGATGCAGAACCATCTGGCTCCACCCGACTCTACAATCTCCTCTACGTTTGGCTTCTTTAGAAACTCATCGATGGTGTAGTGGAGTAGCTCTTCTGACAGCACATTGTTACCACTAATTCTTGCTGCTGCATCTTTTAGCGGTTGGTAGTTGTCCTGAAGAAAGATTTGCACAAGAGTCAAGATTAGTCATTGATGTTGAAAATATCATCTGGCCCTGATACTCCTTCGCAGATGTCGTCTATGTCGCTAAACACGAATGATAAAGATCTTGCACCCTGAAAGCCACGGTTGATCTTGATGTACCCTTTCATTTGTAGTAGGTTAAGAGTTGTAAAGATGTCCTGTTTAGAAAAACCAAACTTGTATGCTAACCACTCGTCAGACACAAAGCAACACTTGCCTTGAATGGTCCAAGAGTAAACATAGTTGGCCAACATCTTTTCGAATAAGGTTAAACCCTCTTCACGAAAAATCCAAGGATCAATTCGAAGTAGTATTGCGTGATCTGACTGGTCCATTATCTTTCTTGGTAAGTTACATTAGGAACTGTTGCAGCAACTAGCTCTTCGATCGAACAAAGTTGTAGCAGTTGGTGCTCTTTACGAATCGGATCCCAAATCTTCATACAGACTCTGCCTGATGCTGAAATGTTTAACTCGTAAATTTGCCAGTCAATACCATCTTTAAAGATGTAGTGACCTTCTGGTAGTTCTCTCTTTCGACTAGATTCTATTTTTTCTATTTTAAAGCTCATAAATTGTTATCTCTAGTTATAGTTAGTCGGTCCCTCTTTGTTCCCTCTACAATGAGGTCGTCAAAGTGACCCATGTTTACATTCATCCAGACGCCTCTGTTATCGTTGTAAAAGCTGGACATGAGATAGCCCAACTCAGTAACATAAGTTCTGTCCAGGATCCAGACACCTTCATAGCCATCGATTGTATACTTTAATTTGTTTTCCATACTCTATATATCTTTTTTAAAAATCAATTAAATCTCAACTGCAACTGGACTTAGCTTATCTGTAGCTGGCGTATAAACCAAAGTGAACGTTGTGTTCTTTAAAGCACCATTTGGCCTATACTTGCCAACTGTCATCACAGTCTTTAGCTCTTCTGTCATTGGTTCTTTCCAAGTGTGGCATAAAAACACATTAGACGCCTTCTTGGCAGAGTCGATTGAACCTGCTAAGTCTGCCATAGTTGGCGAAGTGTTCTGTAGACCATTTCTGTTATACTGCTGTGGGATAAACACGTGCCAGTTGTTGTCTTCAGCTGCCTTTTGGATCTCTTTGTAAATTTGTCTTTTATTAATCCAGTCCTGGTCAGAAGATTTAGTTGGATCCATTTCATCTGGATAGTCGAAGAACACTGCATCGAAAGGAATCCCAACTTGCTTTTCTACATCTTTGATCTGCTGCAGAGTGTCGTTAAACTTATTGCCTGATCCTGCAAAGAAAATCTTGGGCTGTAGAATAGTAGTAGTTCTAGACACATCGTTTTGGAACTGAGTCCACTTCTGAATCTTTTCTTGCTTGGTTAAACTTGCCCATCTGGACTTTGTGATGTCGTACATTGGTGTGTACACCTTTTGGAAGAGAGATAAGATAGACCCTTCCGTTCCGATGATTGCCACGTGATGACCAGCCTTACAGAGGGAACCACCTATATTACAGCAGAGAGTAGACTTACCTTCACCAGTTCCAAGGACAAACACGGTCATCTGACCTTTTTCCCAAGGACCAGATTTACCTTCATCGTTGTAGAGGTGCTCGTTAAACACAGCCCATTCTGGATCCATCTTTAAAAATTCCCTTTGGAGAGAATCGTTTTCAGGTAGTAGTTCTAAACACCAGTGGGAAAAGTCTGCTGCTGAAGCTTCTTTCTCATCTGGTATCTTGGTTTCTAAAAATAATTTAGTCATCTCTTGGGCTTGTGCAAGGATATCCCCTTCATGAACACTCTTAGCTGCAGCAACAGAAATCCATAGGTCGCTAGCTATGACTTTCATCTTAAGAATAGAATTAGTGTATTTAGACAGGAGGACGTAGTCCAAACCATCGATCGGAGTCCAGAGTATATTATCTAATTGCTGTAAAGTTAGATCGGTATGTTTGGGCTCCTCCTGCATGAACCTTGCTATCTGATCTCTATCTTCAGAAGTAGGGTAGGTCTTGTAGATCAGATAATAGTTTTGAATCACATCACAAAATTTCTTGACTGCTGAAACTGCTTCAGGTGCATCATGGTTGAACACATTACCTGCAAACAGTGCAGGCTGAAAGTGCTTTAGGTGGATTTTGTTATCCAGGATAAACTTTGCCACTTCTTCGACGTGAAACAGAGTGGACTTGAGTTGGGTTTCTTTAGTTTGATTATATGGTATTTTCATTAGCTTTAACTTTATTTTTCATTAGGTGTAGATTCATTAGAATCTGCTGCAGAAGAGGAGGATGGCTTCTGCCAGACTACTCTTCTCTGTCTCTCTTTAGAGAGACTATTATATGTGGACACTGTTGTCTCCCCTTTTTGCATATTTTTGTCCTCCCCCTTTATGACTATTTGTGGGTAAATCTTTCTGGATAAACCTTCGTTAAAAGTCTTTACAAGTTCAGCAGTTTTTAACTCTTTTAGATTTCTTCTGACAGTTCTTTCTGTCGTGCCCAACCACTCGGCTAGAGTTTCATTAGTCGCATAGCAATAACCCTCTTTGTTTACTTTGGAGAGGACTATTGCATAGAGTGTTCTTGCAGAGGTAGACAACTTAGGATTATACAGCACCTCCAGGGGGACCTGGGCGAACGGGACAATCTTAGGGGGTTTTGTCATTTGTTTATGTTCCTTTCGATTCTTTTTCTTTCTGCCTTGATTCCAGATTTTGTAGTCCAAACCCAGTGGTATTTTCCGTAGGTTGCTTTAGCTTCAGCTGGGGTTTTACCAAATCCATATTCTTCAACCCAGAGTCTTCTTTGACCCACCCATCTTTTTGCTTCTTTACTTGGAGGAACAAAAACTTCTAAATCATCCCCGTGTTGATCTCTGAGAACCCCCATTGGGTAGAATAAGAAAGGCTTGTCATAACCGTTGTACATGTATAAGGGTTTATACTGGGGAAAGTTAAAGATAAATTGTTTCTCCCAATCGATTGGTGGGAATTTTAACTTTGGTTTGTCTTTGTTAGCTTCCCATTCAATGAAAGCCTGGAACGACTTACTGTCGTCTTCGTCTGGGGTAAATTGTTGTTTTTCCATTTTATATTTGTTTATTTTTGTTTGCATAAAAAAAGACCAATCACCTGGAGAGTTCGGGGCTCTACCAAGTGTTGGTCTTTTAAAGTCTTTTGCTATCATTCCCCCGAAGAATGGTAAACTTTGTTATTGGTTATACCTACTATATATCAAAAAGTTTCCTGTGAAAAAATTACATGGTAATTGGAATAGTAGAATTCTGCAACTGCTTAGCTTGCTTTTGGTATTTTTTGTAAGACATGCCAGTTAGAATTTTAAATCTAGTTTCGAAAACTAACTGAGTAAACTTTGCTGGTGAAATCGAATCTTCTTCTACCTGCAAAATACAGGCATAATCTAATTGGTGAGCTTTAAGAAAAAGACCTTCCTGGGTTAACTTGTTAACCTCTGAATCTAAGTGTTGTTTTTTAATTTCTGTATTTGTCATATACTTAAATATACGGTCATGGACGTGTTAATTTGCGGTCCCGAATAATATTTTTTACTCTGGAGGTAGATTTCCAGCCGAACCTGTCGATGATGGCGTAGAAGGTTAGCCCCATGTGGAAAAGCTTTTCCACTTCGTCTGCTTCTTCTTCTGTGGTCCTAGGTTTAGATGTACCCAACGACGAAACTCTGTCGGTCTTAGGTCTAGGGGGCACATACTTTGCACGTGCACCTTTGAGCCATTGCGGTAATAGAAGCAGATCATAGAGTTGCTCACGTTCGACCCCTACTGCTTCCGTCCGCTTTTCCAACTTCAGCAGGTGTTCTACCGATGCTTCGATAAATCTAGCCTTGGTTCTGAGATAGGGCTGTCTGTCTTTGGCAGATACAGGTCCAGACAGCACCATGTTTTCGAACCTTGTATCTAAGGGGTTTCCGTTGACGAAGAAGAAGTGTGGAGTAAAAACCGACTGCCCTGTGTAGCACTCCCAGATAATTCTGGTTTTAGTTCCCAACGACCTTCTGGTTATCTGTGTTCTAACCATCGAATTGTCCACGTTGTCGTAGATGCCGTAGACGTCGTTGTCGCAGTAGATAACCCCAAGTTGGTTTACCTTAATGTCGTGCTCCGGGTGCTGGTAGAATATTTCCTCTTCATGATCTTCCAGCATGGGAAACATGGCTTCGAACCAGTGCCTAGATGGGTGGACGATCATGCCCAAGAAAGGTTGTTGATTATGCGGTGTGCGTGTGTTTTACAAATACCAAACATGGCGGCTAGGGTTCTCTCGCTTAACCCCTGTTCTTCCCGCAGTGCTTTTATTTCGTCTACTTGCTCTTGATTTAATTTAGCATTCCCGTTCTTCTCTTTTGCGAAATCACATTTAATTTTTTTCATACTGTATATATTATAGCGGCTGATGGACCATAAATTTCACAAAAAACCCCCTAGGATATGAAACTAGAGGGCAATTTGTTATGGGTCCGTCCTAGATAAAAAATAGATGACAAGTAACAATAAATAAACGGACGGACAATTTATATACCGTCCTGGTTGCCTTTTGTTTCTTTGTACTTTTTAATTTCGTTGATAACCTTAAACCAAGTCCAGATGACGGACGGGATGGCAACTAAAATTTTAATCAGCAGATCCCACTGCATGGTGGTTAGCCCAATAAGCACCCCAGTATTAACGTAAGGGGTTGGATCATTTGCTAGGCCCTTTAGTATTTGGAGCGTATCTTTCATTTAAATAAACCTTTAGCTTTTGTTCGTTCAGCAGAGAAGTCTTGTAGACCTTCGCCAGCTGGATCTTGTACACTTTCTTTTCCATGAATTAGCTGTTCCTTGGAGACACAGAATTAGGTCCACATTCCGTGCAGAAGCTGTCTGTGTTGTACCAACCGATGTTGGCAGCATCTCTGTTTCCAACCAGCAATTTCTTCTTCCATGCGTAGGGCTGCTTTGGAGTAACCAAACTGTCGTAGTAAGGGTTGCCGCGTTCAGGTAAAATTCCATCCAACACGTTCGGGGAAATATAAGCCTGGTAACCCCCTGGATGAAGGGTCATCCATTCTACGCACCTCTTCATGTAGAACTGCGCTGTGTCTCTGCACTGCTCTTGGAGAAACTTAAGTTCTTCTAAAGACACAGAATCAGAATTTTCAGACGTTGGAGACAGCACTGCTTTGTTGAAAATCTTATACTTCAGAAAGGGTAGCGCAATTTGCAAGGCCCAGTTACAGAGTGCACCACCGATGTAATTGTCCAGAATAAATTGGTTGGCTGTAGACACCGTGTTGGTGCGAACCTGCTCTTTCAACTGAAAGTAGAACGTAGCGCCGATATAATTCTGTAAATACAGGTCCTGGGACTGAAGAACGAATGGCGTAAGATCTTTTGGAGAGGTGTTGTTATTAATGGAGGTGAAAGACTTTAACTTCTCCTCGGATACGAATAAAACTTCTTGTAGTGACATGGTGTTATAGTTGTGCGTCTACGGTTGCTTGGCCGATTTCTTTGTTGTCTTCGTCGAATAGGTTCAACGGTTTAATGTACAGGTCTGTGTCGTACCCGTATAGGTGCATCAGACGATCGAACACCTTCAACAGCACCTTTTGGATCGGCTTAATTACTGTTGCGTTAAAGTGGTTCGATGCAACTAGAATCTCATCTTTGTTATTAGACAGGGATGAACCTCCTGTGTCCTTGATACCAAGTAGGAGGGGTGACGTAATTCTGTGTCCCGTTAGAATTCTAGAGGTAATCCTATTTTCCAGAGTTAAGTAGTAGTCGTCGTTGGCCGAGTCAATAGGAGTAATCTGAGTTGCATTGTCTGCAGAGTCCGAAAACGAGAGGAAAAACTTGCCCACGTTCTCCACGCCGGAAAAGGAACTAGCCAGCTCTTGGTAGATATCCTGCCTCTCTTCTGGGGAAGGTATTCCGTTGTTCATGGAAATAAACAAGGATGGAGATAACCCGTTTTGGAGGTTAAAATAGTGAAACGAAGCCACCGAGATATCGAGAGAGATATCTGTCATCGACCCAGAATAAGAAGGAACAGGATAGAAGATGTTCGACGGTGAGTGGTCGAAAAAGTATAGCAGCTGGTTTGGATACAGGTCCGCTTGTGCTGGTGAAAAGGATTTAAACGCC